ACCTTCTTGTGGTCTCTCAGGTGCTTTGTAATCTGGATCTAGTAAAAGGAATTGAGATATAAGATCTGAAAATCTCTGAGCAGAGATAACCATAGTTATTTCATCTGCCTGTGCTACACCAAACTTGGTAAGTAAATCACCTGCACCTTGGAACCCATCAGGGTTTTCTAGATATGCTTCTATAATATATGCATCATTAAACTCACCGATAACTTCCTCATTAAAGACACCATCAGTCTGCATGATCTCTCTAGGGCAATAGAGTATATCCATCCCAAACATTTTGAGATGTTCTTCTACTAAATTCTGTAGTAAGAACTGTTCGTTCCTAGTACCATGTGTGAAGTAAGTGGATCTTGCCATTAGCCAATCATATCCATAGGCATAGTCTCATAGACTGTGAGCATTTCTTCTTCTAACTTTGCTACTTTCTCTTTGCCTTCGTTGTATATAAACTCTCCGTTCATAGTAATTCCACCTGGTAACTGTGCTCCTTGGAACTTGATTAGGTTAGCACCCCACTGTCTTTGAACCAATGCAGACACATATCTCTTCATCCATATGTCATTATACACATCAGTATCTGCGGTAGGATCTACAGCACGATAGCATTCTAGAACTAAGAAATCATCTTCTTTAACATCAGTCTTCCAGTCTAGATCCAAGTAAAGTTTGTTTCCTCTCAACTGGAACCTAGTTTGTTTCTGTCCTTCTAGTAAGAAATATATGTCTTCCAATCTACGGTTGACCATCTCATAGGTCAAAATTTCTGTGTTCGTTAAATCCCAGAGGTCATTTAATCTCCACTGATACCTTACATCAAATAGGTTTGTTACGTTCTTAGATACAAATGGGAATACCTTAATGACACTAGTGATATGATCAGGCATCTTCACATAGTTATTCTGCTCTAGGTAAGAGACTGGTAATGCATTGGACGTACCAGATGCAATAGTAGTAGTGTTATCAGTAGTCATGTTGGTAAGCATGTCTAAAGTCCACTTAATTTTTACGTGGGTTCTGATGTAACCATCACTATTTCTTTCATTGTAAAACTGGATAGCATCATCTACTAGATCATCTATCTGATCATCTTCTATGTTTATTTCTAGGACTGGAGCACCATTTTGACGTAGTGCATAATCTATAAGTCCCTGCCTTGTTGAAGCTTTAGCCATGTTAGGTAGGATTAACGTTGAATCTAATTCTTACATAATATGTAGTATTAGAACTGAGGTTTACAGCACCTGGTAGTGTGTATTGTGTTAAGTTTGTTGAGTTACCAAGAGATTGGTGAACGATTGTGCTAAATGCAGACGTAGTAGCAAACTGCCAATCACTAGATGAATGCTGATAACCACTCTTCAATTGGATTGGATCAACATTGATTGTTGGGTTGAATGCTGGTGTGATAGTCTGAATGTCTGGTTGATCTACAAATGGTGTTGTGAAAGTGACTGCTGCTGTATAAGCACTCTCTAGACTAGAGTTATCTCTGAACTTAACCTGTACAGAGTATGCTTTATCAAACTCAAGTGTGCCACTTGGTACAGTTAATGATGTTAAATTACCAGTATCACCACCAGCAAATGTCTGAACCGTATCATATACTGTCACGTTATCCGCAACTCTTCTAATTCTCCAGAAACTAGAGAAGTGAGTTGATCCTGCATACTCAGAAACAAATGCTGATGTACTGATGACAGGTTGTCTTGACAGAGTCTTAGTTGTATCTGGATCAATAAATGGAGTTACTGTTGCAGGTGCTGATACGAATTCTGATTCATTTACTGTTAGTGTTGCAGCACTAGAAGTAACAGTGGTAGCAGCTGCGTTAGTTAATATACAACGGAATTGTTCTGATGGTGATGTTGGATATGTTGTTGCAGGTGTTGTGTAAGTTGCTGCGTTTGCACCATTGATAGCATTAAATGAAACTGCATTGTCAGTAGATTTCTGCCACTGGTATGAGATTACATCACTAGTAATCTGTGCTCCAATATTAAATGTTGCAGTGCCACCCTCAATAACAGCCTGTGACTGTGGTTGAGTTTGAATTGTTATGACACGTAAAACAGTTAATACTGCAAAGTTAGAAGTTATATCTGCAGCAGAACCAACAAGAGATGTTACACAACGATAACGATCACTGCCATCATTAGCATATACTAAGGTTGGAGTTGTATATGATGCACTGGTTGCTCCACCTACAGTCACATAGTTTACTCCACCATCATCAGATCTTTCCCACTGGTAGGTTGTAGATCCACTACTTGTAGATGTGGTTACTGCAAAGGTTGCAGTTCCACCTTCATTAGCAGTAGCGTTTGATGGTTGTGCTGTAATAGAGAATGTTCTTTGGACTGTTAAGGTAACAGCATTGGTTGTTGCAGGAGTTGAAGCACCCACTGCACTGATCACACAACGATACTGATCGCTATGATCTACAGCATATGTTGTCGCTGCAGTTGTATATGAAGCAGAGGTTGCTCCACCAACTGATGCCCAAGCACCACCACCATCATCAGATTTCTCCCACTGATATGTGACGCTAGGTTCATGAGCAGATTGTCCACCTGCAGAACCTCCTCCACCACCACTAGGAGTATCAAACTGGTCTGTCTCGAATGAAGATGATGCAGCATTACCACCAACAGGTGACATAGTAACACCACCAAGTGTTGTGAATGTTGCTGTTTGAGTTTCCTCAACTGTTGCATCAGATGGTTGTGATGATACTACTACCGCAACGGTTTCTATTTGTAATGTAGCAGCATTAGATGGAACCTGTGTTGCACCTGGTGCTGAAAGTAAACAACGATATTGATACCCATCTTCTGTTGTAGTTAATGTAGCAGTAGTATATGTTGCTGTTGTACCACCAGTTCCTGTGGATACATTAGACCATGAAGCACCAGAAGTTATTGATACTTGCCACTGGAATGTGATGTCGCCAGGATCAGCATCAGATGTAGTAGCAGCAACACCAAAGGATGATGTTCCACCAACTGCACCTGTTGTATTAGTTGGTTGAGATGTAATGTTTATTGTTCTTTGTACAAACAATCTTGCAGTATTGGTTATTAACTCACTTGCACCTGTTGCATTTAATTTACATCGGTAGAAATCACCGTAACTGTCGTCGTAAGTTGTAGAACCAGTTGTATATGTTGTAGTAGTAGCACCACTTATATCTTGAAAAGTTGATCCATCACCGTTCTCAGATTTCTGCCACTGATATGAAATAGTAGCAGCATCTAAAGTAGAACCAACTGCTGTAAATGATCCCGCTGCAGGAGCAATTGGCGTAGAATACCGTTAATGTAACTGCATTTGTGTAAGATGGTTGTACTGCAGTTGCTGTATCTAATTTACAACGATACTGGAATGTATTTTTTGCAAAGTCATCATCTACAGTTAGTGTGTTTGTTGTTGCTCCACTATATCCACTACCATTAGATACTGTTGCCCAACCAACTCCACCATTAACTGAGAACTCCCATTGGAATGTAATTGTAGATCCGTCATCACTAATACCCGCTACAGGTCCGAAGGAGACTGTTCCACCAGATCCTGCTTCTACACTTCCTGCACTTGGTTGTTGTGTAACTGATACTAGAACACCAGTTCCTGTTGTAGTAAATGCATATGACTGTGCGTTACCTGTTACATTTTCTGTGACTGTAAAATTATAAGTTGTGTCTTGATAATTTGATGTCACCGTTCCAGATAAATTACCTGTTGCTGTGTTAAAGGTTAAACCAGTAGCACCGATAGAATCTCCACTAAGAGTATATGCTTCAAAGGTTGGTTCGTTTGCAAAGGTGGTTCCAGATAAACCTAAATCTAAATTTACACTAGCAGCATTGGCATATGGACTTCCTGCAAAAGTTCCAGATGATGTAGTCCATGTTACGTTAGTGTCTACGTAAGAATAGAACATACCTCTGTTTGTTGTCAGAGATGCTCCTGTACCGTTATAGTTAAAATCAACTCCAGTATCTACAGGGTAATATGTAACAGCAGAACTTTGACCAAGACCTTCTTGTGTATCTGTAGAAGACGTCAATGATGTTGATGTAGATACTACACCGTCATAACTTTCATGTGTTTTTTCTTCTGTTTTAATCAGTGCAAGATAGTTA